CATATAGTGATGGTTTGCCAACACCTTATATCACTCTTAAATCTATAACTTCAGGTTATACCGTTACAACTACCTATATTGGAAACTCTGGACCATATGCAGGAGTTCCAGTTTCTCCTGCCGAACTTCCTACATCCCCTAATTTTAGCTACGTTGATATCGAAGAATATGATGATGCTGGAGGGCTTATAAATTGGTCGGGAGATGTTACAAATGTCTCATCTTCATTATTTACAGGTTTGTCTTTTAGTCAAGTATCATTATCTAAAACTAATCCTGTTACAATATTTACACCAACAACAAGTACCAGATATGTAAGAGCTAAATTTACAGATTCTTTGGGTGGCGGAACTGGATCATATTCCAATATATATCAGATAACCCCAACACCAATAGTTACAGTAAATACAAAAGCACCTACAGATGTTACAAATGTGTCAGGAACATTTTCCGATGGATCAACAGTTGATGTTACTGGAAATGATGTTTTAATAACTGCAACAATACCAACAGATGGAAACGCTGGTGGAAGCTTTATTGTCCAGTTAAAACCAGTTGGAACTACGGCTGTAGGAAATTTTTACTTTTATCCAGCTTCAATAACAACGCCTCAAGAGTTTGTAATTAAATCTGCTGATATCTATGCACAATTTGGAAATTACTATAACTCATATACAGGATATGTAATTAGTGTATCTCCAGTCGGAATAAGATCATCTGCAGGTGGAACAGCAATACCACAATTTTCTAGAACAAACACCTTGTCCTCAGTTACACCTACCGCAGCAATAGGTGATGTGATTGATGGCTATACAGTTCAATTTAACTTTGGAACTACTGGTGGAACATCAGCCCAAGTTTATCAATTTTTTCAAGACCCAACATCATTTATAACAGGCAATGATGTTCCTGATTATATGGATGCAGTTTATGTTAGTGGAGGCACCTTAGGCTCTAGTACCATAACAGTAAATTCATTAACATTTGAAAATGGCGGGTATCCAGGAACACCTCATCCTACATCTTATTTTGGATATCAAATTACTGGTAATGGAATAAGTGGAATAAACTGGATAACAGGAATAAGTCAGTCTGGATCAAATTATATTTTAACTTTGCATAGTCCACTAACTTCGCAAGCATCTGGAAATTATCATATGCAGACAAAAGTTTATGATGGTCCAGGACCAGGAAACGTATTCTTAAATTATTACTCAAATGTTTATGTAACGGTTGCATTCTATGATAACTACGGAGATAGATCTCAAAATTCAGTAGTATATACAGCTACACCAATTAACCCAACAACTTCATTGATTAATAACGCAATTCAAATTGCTAAAACAACAGATCCATCAAAACCCGCTGCTATATACATGAGTAGCAATAATGACATTGCATCAGGATCAAGAATCTTGCTCGGAACATCAAATAGTGAAGCGGGAATATTTGTTTGGGGCCCAAATGACTCTTCACCATCAACACAAATACTAGGTGATACAAGTAGCAATTTAACATTTATAACTACAAATGCAAAAATAGCAGATTGGTCAATAACAAATTCTCATATTCAAAATGATTTGTCTACTGGAACATATCAGTCTGGTTATGTTGGATTGTCTGGATCAAATCCATATTACGCTTTTTGGGCGGGAGCAGATACATCAGATAACTCAGATGGCTTAGCTAAATTTAGTGTAACTCCAGCAGGTCAAGTAACAGCACGTAATATAACCATTATAGGAAATGGCGGATCTTCAGATTTAATTAATGCTGCCAATGTATTTAAAGTAGATAACTCAGGTAATCTTACTGCAACATCTGCAAATATAACGGGAACAATACATGCATCAGGTGGTACATTTACAGGCAATGTTCAGCTAAATGGCGGATCAATATATGCTGGTACTGCATTAACGGGTGTACCAAAGACTGTAATGAACTCAAGTGGTTTTGCAGCCTATGCATCAACTGGAGCAGCACTAACAGAAATTATAACTACACCTTTGGGTGGTCAAGTATCTTCCCCTGGAGGTAATACAACCCCTTCATTTCCTTCGGGATACTCTCAAGTTAACTTTATAACAAGTGCTGCTTTAATTGGCGGTTTCCTGATTAATAGCAATACAATATCTAATTCATCAGGCACATTAAAATTGGATTCCACAAAAGATCCAGGTGCCAGATTTGTTATTGAAAATTCTTCTAATACTTACAAGCTTCAGCTATCTATTCCTTCAGGTGCGGGGGACAATGTTATTGAAGCTGGCGGATACAATGGAACAACTTATGCTCCTAATTTCTTTGTTACAGCAGCAGGAACATTAAATGCAACAGGAGCAATAATTCAATCAGCAGCTAAAACAGCTAATGCTTATGTCCAATTAGATGGTGCTAACGATGTTATCAATATAATTGGAACTCCATCAAATAACCCTGGATCTTCAATTGTTTATAATGCTCAGTTAAGTGGAAACGCAGTTCAGTCCGCATATAATCTAGTTCCTACTTCTGCAAACACATCATACACAGTGTCTTTATCTCCTAGTGGAATATCTTCAACTAACTACATGTCATTTATTGTAGGTAACAACTCTTCAAATACAGGAGCTTTTCAAGTCTATGGAAAGTCTGCTAATTTACCAGCATTTTCAGTAGACCCATCAGGAAATTCAACATCATTTGTTGATAGTGGAATTTCAAATGGTGCAACATCAGCAACATCAATTAATACTAATATAACATTCTTAAACTCTACTTCTGTAATCTTGGGAAGTGGTACGGGGGCGGGATCTTTGTATAGTGCAGGTTCTGGATCCTCATATGTTTACATTAATGGTTTTGCTAGAGTAAGAAATGCAACACCTATATCTTCAAATAGTGGCCAATATGTAAGAAACATTTACATTAACCCTTCATCAGTTACCCCATCAGGTGGGTTTACTGGTGACATCTGGATAGCGTATTAAGGAGTAGGTAATGTCTAGCCAAGACAATATGCCACCAGCTGGAGGATATGCAGTACGTGGAGAACCCACAATTTATACTGGTGTAACACCACCACCGCCGCCGTCGGGACCGCCTCCAGCTCCACCACCGCCATACGTCCCGCCTCCACCACCGCCGCCACCGCCATATGTGCCTCCGTTTTTTCCTCCATTTTTCCCACCTGGATTTTTTGCTCCACCATTCTTTCCGCCAGGATTCTTTAGTCCACCAGCATTTTTGCCTTCACCACAATATAGTGCTGTAACATCAACCGTAGGTGGTTTTTATTTTTCAATAAACAACTCAGATGGAATAGAAACTTATTCGGCAACAACAACTGCGGGTTCGGTTAGTATATCTGGTACAACTGTTACTGTAACTGGGTTGGATGTAAATAAATCAGCAACAGTAACCGTTACAGATTCTGAGCTTTACTATACTGGAAATTCATCTCAAATAACAGGAACATCATTAAATCAATCTATTAGTGCACCAACATTTAGTTCACCTATAGCTCAAACTAATGGATTTCAAACTTCAATAACAAATTATGACTCTACTATTACATATACAGTTTCTGTAAGTTATGGAACAGTTTCTGTATTTAGCCCTCCTTCATCTCCTGGAGAAATTATAATAACTGGTTTAAGTCCAGGACAAGCAGCAACTGTTAGTGTTAAAGCACATAAATTTGGATATGCGGATGCCACAGGAACTCAAGGTGGCATGGCAAATGGACCAGCATTAATTCCTAATATTTTGACTTATGCTCCAGGTGCTACTACAACAAGTTTTAACGGAACAATAACTAACTACGATGCATCTTATACATGGGGTTATTCTGCTACTAATGGTGGTACAGTAAGTTTAGGAACTCTTTCAGGGTCAACATTACCTTTTACTGTAAGTAATCTGAGTCCAAAAAGTTCTAGCGTAATAACAGTAACAACTCAAAAATCTGGTTATACAAGTGGTTCTGCTTCAGCAACAGGTTATACCAAAGTAAACCCACCAAACCTATATATTGGCTCAGAACAAAATGGTGGATTTACAATTGGGTTATCAGTATATGATTCAACTTTAAGTTATGATGCTACTGCTGAAACAGCGGGAACAGTAACAAGATCAACAACTTCTACAGGATATTATAGTTCTGTGCCCCAATGGACAGTAACAGGTCTTACTGGAGGTCAATCTTCTACAGTAACAATTACAGCAAGTGATTCAAATGGCAATTATCAATCTAACTCAGCCCAGATAACTGGAATTGGTGGATTGACTCCAGCATTTGGAACTAATACTCCAACCAATGATGGTTTTACTGGATCAATAACTAATTATAATTCATCATACACATGGTCGCTGACTACAGATGTTGGATCAGTTTCTAGTATTCAATCAAATGGAAGTTTTACTGTAACTAATGCTATCCCGCCAACTGCTATTAATGTTACAGCTACCGTAAAATCAGGATCCAATCAAATAGGTCAAGCAACTACAAAGGGATACACAAACTTACCAATACCAACATTTTCAGCACCAGTAGAAAAATCTGGCGGTGGCGGATTTACAGTAAATATAACTAATTATAGTTCTTCTTATACATATAGTATATCTGTGGACACAGGAACATTAGTTAAAGGAACGCCATCGGGGTCAAACTATCCACTTACAGTTTCGGGGTTAACAAACAATGATACAGTCACTATAACAGTAAATGTATCGGAAAATCCATACGGAAATCAAACAGGATCTTTGACATTTTCAAATGGTGTTAAATCTATTAAAACTAATGTAAATGGTTCATGGGTCAGCATGACAAAAATGTACATAAACAATAATGGTTCATGGACACCAGCAAAAGCAATCTATATAAACAATAATGGCACTTGGACACAAATCAAATAATGTGATAAAATAAAGTTGGAGGAAAAATGGACAAGCTACATCAAAAGAAAAATTTTATTTCTAAAATAGAAGTAGAAAAAATAGTAAAGTATCTAAAGGAAACCGATGGCTGGAGCAAAGGCGGGGATGACTACTGGGATGGTAGATGCCTTTATATAGAAGCAATAGAGGCAGATGGTAGATCAGATATCTATAAACTTTTGTTTGAGATAAAAAATAGAATAGCTTTAGAAATTCAATCTTTTTATGGCAAAGAAGCTTTTCCAGATTTAATAAACTTTGTTCGTTGGCCTGAAGGAATAGAACAACCTCCTCATTGTGATGACATGTCCGATAGTGGCCCAGAAAGATCTTGGTTTAACCATCGTGAGTGGGGAGCTATAATTTATCTAAATAATGATTTTGTGGGTGGAAAAACCTATTACCCTAACTTTGGGTTTGAAGCAGATTTAGAGCCAGGAATGCTAGTGATACATCCAGGAAATCAAGAATATTTACATGGTATTACAAAGGTTTTTCATGGTACAAGATACACAATAGCATCATTTTGGACAACAGATCCAGCTTATGAAAGAAAGATGAATTAAGATTACTAGTTATATAAATGAGGACCAAGATTTAGTACCAAAAAATACTATAGCTATAGTACCGCATTCAGCAAATGCGACTACTAATTATGAAAACATAATATTAAATCTTAAAGACTACCCAAAAAGAGATTGGTTTACATCACACTTTTACTATTGCTTGCCAATAATGATAGGAAATCAGTATGGGTTTGCTGTTAAAAGCCTATATGACATTTCAATGATTTGGGATGGTACAGAATCCCCTGATGGGTTAAAAGTAAATATAGATAACTATGGGTCGGAAGATCAGTTTGTTGTATCAAACTTTGGCTCTGGAATAGTAACATTTCAAAATAAGTTTACTATGAGAACTCCGCTAGGCGTTAATATAATGACTATTCAGCCACCAAATTACTTTATCAAGAATATAGGGGTAATGACGGCAGTTATTGAAACTGACAATTTAAGAAGAGACTTCTCGTTTAATCTAAAGGTAATAGAACCAAATGTAGAAACATTTATAAAAAAGGGAGATATAATATCAGCATTTATACCTATTCCAAGATATTATGTTGACAAGTTTTCTATAGTTGATGCTAAAGATATATTTGATGAAGAAACTTTATCTAAAGAATACGAAGATCAATTAGAGTTTGGAAATCAAAGAAAAGGTCCCGACAAAGAAAAACCTCACCAAGCAGGAAGAAGGTACTTTAATGGCATACATGCATTTGGAGAAAAGTATAGGGATCATCAAAAAAGAATAACAAACCTTGACAAAAAATAATAGTTTGTGTTATACTGAAAAGTAAAGGAGAAACCGATGGATAGAAATCAGTTAATTATAATGGCACTGCAACAACGAATTGCAGAATTGGAATTAGACAAGGCTGTATTGCGAGCAGAACTTACAGTTATGTCTCAAGAAAAAGAATCTGGACAAACAGTACAAACTAATGATTAAACTTTTTAAAGAAAAAAATAAAACAAAGAAATCTTATAACCCTATAGTTCCAAGTGGTCTTATCGCACACACAGAGCGTGGATACTTTTACATTAAGGGCAATAAAAGATTTAAGTTTGTTTCTGACAAAGCAATGGAGTCTTGGTCTCTACCAATTGTTGAGACTTCAGAAGCAATGCTTGTTAATTTTTCTACGGCGGGAGTTCTTGGATTTCGTGATGGAAGTTTGATTCATGATATATCTGATGGTAGAATATATCTTGTAAGCGATTCAAAACGCAGACATATTGTAGATCCAGATGTGTTAGAATGGCTTGATAGTGAAATCATCAAGGTGGGGCAAAAAGAAATTTTTGTTCATCCAGAAGGAGAGAAACTATAACATGTATCAGCCTATCAGGTTTTGGACAAAGCGTGATAGGAAGATTAGTCGGGAAGGCTATGTACTTATAAAAGTACCTGAGCATCCAAAAAATTTTAAAGGCTGGTATTACGAACACCGCCTCATAATTGAAAAAGAATTTAATAGAATAATAGAAGATTGGGAAACTGTTCATCATATCAATCATGACAAAGTGGATAACAGATTAATCAATCTTTTCTTATGTTCAAGAATAGAACATAATAAAGCTCACGCAGCTTGACAAAATAAGACAAATAGATATACAATATACTAAACCTAGACAAAGGATTATATGAGTAACGACTTAAAGTGGATGCTATCATCTGATCAGCAATTCCCGTATCAAGATGATAAGGCCATTGAACTTTGGTTCAAGGTTATGAAGTGGATGAAGCCAGATGTTGTTGACTATCTTGGTGACACTGATGATCAAGCTTGCTATAGCAAGTATACAGAGGGGCGTTCAGCAGAATTCCTTCAATTACATAAGAATGACAGCAAAGATCTTATTGTTCCTATGATGAGGCATGAAGCAAAGGGTGCAAGAGATTTTTATGCTAAGACAAGAGAGATGTTGCCAAATGCACAACTATTCTCAGCACTAGGAAATCATGATATTAGAATTTTTGATTATCTTGACAAGAAGCTTCCAGAATATCTTTCTGAGGTAACACCAGAAGCCTTGTGGTCTTTGGACTCGCTTGGATATGATTACATTTATTATAATGAATTGCCTAAGCATCGCTTTGGAGATATCCATGTTCATCATGGTCTTTCAGTTGCAGACACAGGTGCAGTAAGAAAAGATATTGATGACTTACAAATTTCTTTGATTAGAGGACACTCACACAGAATTGCTTCACACTTCCAAACTTATGAGTTGCCAGTAGCGACGGGCGGAAGAACAATCCGTGGATACGAGATTGGACATATGTGTGATGAGAAGAGTAGTGGAATGAAGTACACTCAAAACCACAACTGGCAAAAAGGTTTCGCAGTCGCAACTATTGAGAATGGTCAACATCCTCATGTGCAGATTGTGGAAATTTCCCCCAATTACACTTGTGTAGTTGATGGAAAACTATTTAGTCTATAAAGGAGACAAAATGAAGATCACAAATTCAGAGCGTTCACTTGTTGAGCACTATGTATATGCAACTGCAGCATCAGCAGTAGCAATTTGGCAGACAGGAAATCACAGCATCAAGCATTGTGCTTTTGCAGCACTTGTTGGTGTAGTTGGTCCATTGCTTGCTAAGTTTAACCCAAAGGGTGTTGTAAATACTCTTGCTAAGCAGGAGCATTTGGATGCAGCTCAAACCGCTGCCTTGTCAGCTGTTGCTAACAAGGCGGTAGCAGATGCTAATAAGGCATTGACAGCATCTCCATACACCTCATCACCGTATACTGCGGGATAACGATAGATAAAACTTAATAGTGATGAATTGTAAAAAATGCAAGGGTAGAGTATTTGTTGACAGAGTTTACTCTCAAAATCTACGAATTGAACTATTTTGCATTTTATGTGGTAAAAGATGGATGGTAAAGAGAGATAATAGGTTCGGAGCATGGCTAGCAAAAAGAGAAGAAATGACGCAACTAGGTTACGGTATTTCTATCTAAATGGCTTTCTTCATAAAGTCATAAGGCGTTCACGTGCCGAGGATCTAATGATCGCTTGGAATTATCAAGAGGAAAAGCGTGTTGCTTACAGTTTAACTGATGTTAACAAAAATAAGCAACATGCTTATCCAATATCTGAAGTATCAAAAATAATTGGTAAGCATGAAGATACAATCAACATGCATATTAGGCGTGGAAATTTAAAGCATCCACAAAGATCTTATTCTTTAAATGGTAATAAAACTCCAGGAAAATATTTTTGGAGTGAAGACGATGTTAGGGAAATGCATGATTTTTTTAAAACAGTTCATAGAGGTAGGCCTAGAATTGACGGCGGTGTCACACCTGGTGATATGCCATCAAGAGCAGAACTAGAAGCTATAATAAAACAAGAAAATATTTTATACATTAAAAACAACGATGGGGAATTTGTCCCAGTTTGGAAACAACCTGAATGGTAGATAAAAAAATGAACAAGGAAGCAAAGCATGTCCTAGACCAAGCACTTCGTGTGTTGGAATTCACAATGGAAATAGCTGTACAAAGTAAGGACATTGATGCTATGATAGGTATATCGGACAGGTTGATGATTCTATATCAACACCTAGCTGAGGGTGATGTTAAAAAGTTTAAGCCAGGATTTACTATGGGACAAAAGGAAGAAGTTCATGATGAGTCAGACTAACGTTAAAGTTGATTTGCAATTTACTCGCAATTTAGGAAATTATGAAAGCCTAAAAGTAGGTATTGGCATTGAAGATTTTAAACGTGATGGCGAAACAATTGATGAAGCAACAGATCGTGTATACGCTTTTGTTGAAAAAAAGTTGATGGACAAAGTAAACGAAATTGAAGCAGAGTTGAATGCGGGTAAGTCAAAGAAATGACAAAAGATGAAGCAAAGGAAGCCTATGGACTAGTTGGCCTTTTTTGTGTTCTTTATAAAGAGAAATACAAGAAGGTGCCAGTAGTCAACAAATATCGTGAGAAGTGGGCTATGAAAGATGTTATTGATAGTGTTGGTTATGATAGGGCTAAAAAGCTTTTAGAGCAATATTTTAAACTAAACAAATCAGATCACAGTCTAACATGGTTCTTCTATAACTTTGACAAGATTGATGCTGCTCTGGTAGAATCAGAAAAGGATAAGGCCCGTCGGGAACTTATTATGAGACAAACAGAGCTAATGGTTAAAGAAAGAGATAATGAATACTGAGTCAGCGGTAATTACAGCAGTATGTGAGAACAAAGATATCTCTACAGTTCTTGCTGATAACATTGATGAGGTTTTTACTTCTCACAGAGATGTGTGGGAAGGTCTTAAGTCTTACTATTTAAAGTTTAAGGCTGTTCCAGATATTTCTGTTCTTACTGAAAGATTCAAAGATTTTGAACCTGTAAAGGTTAAGGGCGAAACAGCATATTATGTTGATCAATTAAAAAATGAATATCTTGCAAGTAGAATCAGAAATCTTCTCCTAACATCTGGTGCAAGTTTAAAGACTGAAGCTTCAGCAAGAGTTATTGCAGATATGCAAAAGGAATTAACAGGTCTAGGCAAACTTACGGCAAATGTAAGAGATATTGATTTGACCGACTATAAGCTTGCAGAAAAGCATTTTGAGGCTGTAAGAACACGATCTGATGCAATGGGCGGTAGTCCAGGAATTATGACAGGCTTTAAAGCCATTGACTATGCATACCCTACAGGAATGGCTCCAGGACACCTTATCGTCATGATTGGTTGGCCTGGTAAGGGTAAAACATGGTTCTCCTCTTATTTGGCTTGTAAGGCTTGGGAACAGGGTTTTAAGCCTATGATCATCTCTCTTGAAATGACTCCAGAAAATATGCGTGATCGTATCTACACAATGCTGGGTTCAGGACTGTTTAAGTCATCAGATTTTTCAAGAGGTAGTGTTGATATGACACAGTTCGATGATTGGGGTTCTAAAAAGTTCTTAGACAAAAATGGTTTCATCTTGGTCTCAAATGAGGGTTCAGGTCAAGTTACTCCTACAACTGTTCAGGCAAAAATTGATCAGCATAAACCAGATATGGTTATCTTAGATTATCATCAACTATTTGTTGATTCAAATAATTCAAAAGCACCTACTGAAAGAAACATGAACATTTCACGTGAATTCAAGATGCTTGCTATGAGAAACAATATTCCTATTATTGATATTACTGCTGCAACTGCTGAGGAAACATCTGATCATGATGCACCACCAATGCTTAACCAAGTGGCTTGGTCTAAGGCAATTGAATATGATGCTGATATGGCTATTGCGGTACACAAGAATCCTGATTCTAATATTATGGAGATTGTAAGTCGTAAGAATCGTCATGGTACAGAATTCGGTATGTACTTGGATTGGGATCTTAATAGAGGTATTGTTAAGGAAGTTTACGACGTGCCAACTATGTAATCAATCATTAACTTGATATAATTATCAAGAAAGATTGGTGATCATGTACCCACGTAAAATACATGACTTTTGGATCAACGGAACCATTAAAGATGATTCTAAGTTCCAAAGCTCAAGGGAGAACTATGAAAGACTTTTGGTCCAGCAAATGCGGGACAAAGGTTATGTTCCCGTCCTTGACATGCAACCACAATTTAATGTAAAATATAACCACGAGAAAGATCACTACACTTTCAACTTAGTAATGTACGGAATATATCTTGGAAAGGCTAAGTCGTTGATGTACGAAGGATTCTCTGGACAGAGTTTGATACCTAAAGGATAAAAAATGTCAGATGCATATACTAAATCGGATCTCCGATCTATTTTGCGTTCCTGCGGAATAGAAGTGATATCTCAGTCGGGTGATGATTTTTTATGTTTATGCCCATTTCATCATAATACGGATTCACCAGCATTTGCAGCAAGTTACACAAAAGGTCTGTATATATGCTATAACCAATATTGCAATGCATCAGGAAATATATTAGATTTAGTTATGAAACTAACTAATAGAAATAATTTTGAAGCGATGCGTTTTATTGCATCAAATAAAATGACAGAAGCCGATAGACTTGAGGAAGAGTTAAAAGATTTACTTGATGATAAGCCAGAGTTTCAGGAATTCCCGCAAGCAATTGTTGATAAATGTCATGAGACATTAATTTCTGGAAACCAAAGTGCAAAAGATTATTTGCTATCTAGACATATAACTGAGGAAGCAATGAATCATTTTAACCTCGGATTCTCTGATGTTCAACAAATGACTATGGTGCCATTACATTCACCCGATGGAATTCTTGTCGGAGTAATTGGAAGATCAATAGAGGGAAAACGTTTTAAAAATAGTCCTAATCTTCCAAGAAATAAAACTATGTTTAACTTGCATAGGGCTAAGCGTGAAGGTGGAACTATCATTGTTGTGGAGTCAAGCTTTGATGCTATTCGTTTATGGCAGGCGGGATTTCCAAATGCTGTAGCCACATTAGGTGGTAGCATATCAGATACCAATATACATAATTTAAATAAATATGCTTCAACTATTATATTGATGATTGACAATGATGGTGCTGGCAGAGCATTAGGTAAAACTATTGCTAATAGATTAAAGAATAAAAACATATTATGGGCTAGTTATAACCATGATGTTATTTACCCACATGGAGCAAAAGATGTGGGCGATCTCACAGACGAAGAGATAAAAATTTGTGTAAAAAATGCAATTCCGCATTTTGAATACGCATCTATGTGATATAATAAAAGAACAGGACAACATAGAGTCCATTACACTAAGGAGAATAGATATGGGTATCGTAAGAGGCCTTAACGCACTAAATCAACAAATGGAAAAAGCAGAGTACTCTGGCGAAGGTCAAAAGGGAACTTGGCTAAAGATTAATGATGGTCAATCAGTAAAGATTCGTTTTATGCAAGAGATTGATCCAAATTCAGAGAATTACACAGAACAAGCTGGTACTGCATTTATTGCAGTAGAGCATACAAATCCAGAATCATACCAACGCAAGGCACTTTGCTCTATCGAAGATCAAGGTCGTTGTTTTGGTTGTGAGCAGCATCGTCGTGACCCAAAGGCTAAGTGGGGCGGTAAGAAGCGTTTTTACGCAAATGTTATCGTAGATGATGGTGTCAAGGAGCCATATGTAGCCATCCTATCACAAGGTCTAGGTCCAAAGGCTGTTACAGAAACTGTAATTGCATGGGCTGGAGAAACAGGTAGTATTACAAACACTATCTGGAAGGTAAAGCGTACGGGTAAGGGTGCAACTGATACAAGTTATTCAGCAATCCCTCTTCCAACAGCATCAATCGAACCAATTGATTTTGCTAAGTATGAATTGTTTGATCTTGAAAAGACAGCAGTTCGTGATGTTCCTTATGAGGAGCAAGAGGCATTTTACTTTGGTACTGCTGGCGAGTCTGCTCTAGTTGGAGCAAGTTCTTCATCTGATGATTCTTCATCATCAATTGAATGGTAATATAACCCTACAAAAAGAAAGTTAAACATGTCTGACTTTGTTCATTTGCACGTTCACTCACATTACTCGTTGATGGATGGTTTAAATACCCCTCATGAGCTTTTGCAGGCTGCAAAAGATATGGGTCAGACAAGTTTAGCTATTACTGATCATGGAACATTGTCATCTCACAGAGATATGCAAATCGCAGCTAAAGAATTAGGTATGAAGCCTATACTCGGTCTAGAAGCTTATATCTCGGCTACAGATCGTTTCGATAAAAGAGCAGTTGCAAAAAGAGATGACAATACTTCCTTGTATAACCACATTATCCTTCTTGCTAAGAATGATGAAGGACTAAAGAACCTACAAAAACTTTCACAGATTGCTTGGACTGAAGGTTATTATCATAAGCCACGTATTGATATGGAAGTCCTTTTTGAATATGGTGACGGTATAATTGTAGTGTCAGGCTGTATGAATGGACTTATTTCTAAAGCTATTGAACGTGGCGATATAAATAAGGCAAAGGAAATCACAAAGGCTTTTAAAAAGCGTTTTGGTAATGATTTTTATATGGAAGTACAGGCTCACAATCCTAAAGAATTAAATGAATCCTTGTTGGCTATTGCCGATGAGTTGGGGGTGAAGTCCGTTGCTACAGGCGACTGTCATTTTGCAAAGGAAACTGAGAGGGATTTGGAGGAACTCCTACTCATCCTCTCAACCAAGCCATCCCAAAATAAAGAAGCAGATTACGAGAGTGGTCGTAAAAGATCTACTATCCTTGATCGCTTTGATCATATTTATCCCGATAGGCCTATTAGTTTCGCTGATATTAACGTTTATATTCAATCCCGTTCTCAAATTGAATCAGATTTTGTTAAAGCGGGTTTTGAAAGAAAAGACATATACGAATCATCAGTAGAGATTGATAATAAGATTGAGGCTTATGATTTTAATGAAAACCTTGATCTCCTACCAGTACCAAAGAAAAATGCATTAAAAACATTAAAAGATATGTGTGAAAAGTCTCTAGGAGAAAAGGGTTTAGATAATGAGACATACAAAGCAAGACTCGAAGAAGAGCTTCAAGTCATCGCTGACAAAAATTTTGCTAGTTACTTCCTTATTGTTAGTGATATGGTTAATTGGTCAAAAGAAAACAAAATCATGGTTGGCCCAGGCAGAGGATCCGCTGCTGGAAGTTTAGTATGTTATTTGATGGGTATTACAGAGGTAGACCCAATTAAATTTGACCTTTTGTTTTTTCGCTTTATTAATCCAGAGCGTAATGACTTTCCAGATATTGATACAGACTTCATGGACTTACGACGTGGAGAAGTAAAAGAATATCTGCGTAAAAAGTTTAAGCATGTTGCATCTATTTCTACATACACATACTTTAAAGATAAAGGTGTAATTCGAGATGTTGCAAGAGCATTTCTAATCCCTTTGGGAGAAGTTAACAAGGCACTTAAAGGGGTTGAAACATTTGAAGAGTTTGAGTCAAGCTCATCAACATTGGAGTTTAGACAAAAATATCCAGAAGTAATTAAATTTGCATCACAATTGCGTGGACGAATTCGTTCCAATGGTATGCATGCTGCTGGAGTGGTAGTTGCCAAAGATGATATTAGCAAGTATGTTCCTATTGAAACACGCAAAGACCCTAGCAATGATGTGTCAGGTCGCATTCCAGTGGTTGCGTATGACATGGAGCAGACAGCAGATCTAGGACTAATTAAACTTGACGTACTTGGCCTTAAGACTCTTTCTGTGATTGATGATGCAATTACTATTATTAATAATAAAGGCAAAGAAATCATACTTAAAGATATTCCACTAGATGACCCTAAAGTATTTAAAGATCTATCAGATGGTTTTACCAAAGGTGTATTCCAAGCAGAAGCAACACCATACACTAATCTTTTGATGAAGATGGGCGTAGATAACTTTGAAGACCTTGCTGCTTCAAATGCCCTAGTACGTCCAGGAGCCATGAATACAGTCGGAGGATCTTATATAAGGCGTAAGCGTGGTGAAGAAATGACTACATATGCTCACCCAATTATGCAAGAGTTTACAAAGCGTACATACGGAGTTATTATTTATCAAGAGCAGGTAATGCAGGCTTGCGTGTACCTAGGCGGTATGTCGTGGGCAGATGCTGATAAAGTTAGAAAGATTATTGGAAAAAAAAGAGATGCTAGTGAATTTGATCAGTATAGAGAGCAATTTGTTACGGGTGCTTCTCAACACATCACAAGGGAAGATGCAGAAAAGCTTTGGCATGATTTTGAAGCCCATGCTGGCTATTCTTTTAACCGTTCTCACGCTATTGCATATTCTATGCTTAGCTATTATACTGCTTGGCTCAAACATTATTATCCTCTTGAATTTATGTTTGCCATTCTTAAGAATGAAAACGATAAGGATGCAAGAACAGACTATTTGCTGGAAGCTAAACGATTGGGCATTAAAGTATTGCTCCCACATATTAACGAATCAGCACTTGATTTTAGTATCCAAGGGAATTCGCTAAGGTTTGGTCTATCCGATATTAAGTTTATTTCTCATAAAGTGGGAAGCAAAATTATAGCAACTCGACCATACAATTCAATGAAGCATTTTCAGGGAGTTGCGGGATTAAAGGGAAGTGGTATCAATTCAAGAGCAATAGACTCCTTAAATGCAATTGGTGCTGCATCATTTAAAGATAATCCTTTAACTGGCAATGAAAATGAAAATCTTTATGAATATCTAGGTATTCCAAAGTTTGATACAGGTAAACTAAGTCCTGCAATTAAAGCACAGGTTAATCCACTTGAAGAGTTTCTTGAAGAAGGTTGTTTCGTCCTTTTGGCTATGGTTAAATCAATTAAAAAAGGACCAACATGGTCTCGTGTTGAACTTGTTGATGACACAGGTTCTATTGGTATTTTTCATGAAGTCAATACTCAGATTGAGCCAGGAATGATGTATTTCTTCTTAGTGGGAGATAATCGTATTCACAGATATGTAACTATTGATGATGTTGTTAATAAGATTGATGACACATTTGTTCATTGGTTATATCGTGATAAATTAAAGATTGACACAGGCAAAAGACTTGTGATAGACTTTACACATTATAAGACTAAAGCAAATAAAATGATGGCACATATTATTTTGTCAGATGCTGATAAAAATCTTGAGCGTGTCATTGCTTTTCCAAAGTTTTATTCTACAGCTCTCGGCAAAATGAGAACAGGAATGATTTGTGACCCAGCCATTTCTAAAATGGACGATGGCACACTATATGTTAAGGAGGTGATTTAAATGACAGACGAAACAACACCAGTAGATGCACCAGCTGCTGATCCAGGAGTTCAGATTAGTGTAGAGCAAATTCTTGCTTCTATTCTTTCTCTAGGGCCCGTATCAGTTCCTCTGAGTAATCTTGTTGCAAATTACGGCGGTAAGAATATTGCTGTAAATCAAGATCCAGATACTAAAGCAGTTACTTTTGAACTAGCAGATGTAGTTCTTCCAGTAGAGGAAGATTCATCAGCAGAAACAGAAAATACCCCTGCAGAATAGTGTATAATATAAGTATATGGCTGACTCCTATGTACTTAAAGGAACGGAGAACGAGTATCTTCTGGTTATTAGAGCAGAGGATGAAAAAGCAATCTATCTTGTAATAGATGCTTTGTCGGCAAGTCGTAACGAACAAATTAAAGAAGTAGCAGTCGAATTAGAGAAGAGTTTACATGATAACGGAAGAGATTCTAGCAAAACTAGATCCAAAAACAAGAGCAAGACTACAACTAGCAACAACAGTAAACGTAGAAAAACAAAAGACACCTAGTATTGGTTTAACAATGGCTTTGAAGGGTGGCTTAGGTTTTGGTCGCCAAGTACTTATTTGGGGAAACAAATCTGCTGGTAAGTCTTCATTTTGTTTACAAATGATTGGTGAAGCACAAAAAGCTGGCAAGACATGTGCTTGGATTGATGCGGAAGCATCATATGATCCAGCATGGGCAGCACGACTAGGCGTTGATTCCGAATCTCTTATCTATTCTCCAGCTAAATCTATTAATGATATGGTTGATGTTGCACAACAACTTATGGAGGCGGGAGTAGATATTATTGTTGTAGATTCTATCTCAGCACTACTCCCCGCCATTTATTTTGAAAAAGATAGTTCTGATTTGAAGAAACTTGAAGACACCAAGCAGATTGGTGCAGAAGCAAAGGATATGACACATGCAGTCAAAATGCTTAACTATGCCAACAAAAATACGTTACTCGTTCTTATTTCTCAACAGAGAAATCAATTTGGAAGTATGCATGCGTCGCATATCCCGACTGGGGGCATGGCAGTTAAGTTTTTCTCCAGCACCGTTATTAAACTATGGGCATCCGAAGCTGATGCAAATGCTATTAAATCTGGAATCCAGGTTGGTGACAAAATCATTGAACAAAAAGTTGGCAGACCCGTTAACTGGATCATTGACTATAACAAAACTGGGCCAATGGGCCTCAGCGGTCAATATGATTTTTATTTCCAAGGGGATAAAGTTGGAG